GAAACTTTGCAAATAAAAATAAGAAAGATTAATTATGGCAGAAATGATGAGATTATCCGCAGAGGATGTTTTAAAACGACACGATAAAGCTCTTACTAAGAAAGAGGACTTTAGAAGTCTATACGAAGAATGTTATGAGTTTGCGTTACCACAACGTAATCTTTATGACGGATACTACGAAGGTAAAGTAGGCGGTCAAAAGAAAATGAATCGTGTATTCGATTCTACAGCCATTAACTCTACACAACGATTTGCTAATCGCATGCAATCTGGCATATTCCCACCACAACGTAAGTGGTGCAGACTTGAACCAGGACCAGATATTCCTGAAGATCGCAAAGAAGAAGCACAAGCAGCATTAGATATTTACTCAGATAAACTATTTGCTTCTTTAAAACAATCTAACTTTGATATTGCTATTGGTGAGTTCTTGCTTGATCTATCTGTAGGTACTGCTGTAATGATGGTACAACCAGGTGATGACGTTAATCCACTTAACTTTATTCCTGTGCCACAATTCTTAGTATCATTTGAAGAAGGTGCTAATGGTCAAGTAGACAATGTATATAGACGTATGCGCCTTAAAGGCGAGTCTATTATGCGTCAATGGCCAGATGCAGTTATTCCAGATGACTTACAAAAGAAGATTGACCAAAAGCCAACAGACGATTTAGAATTTATTGAAGCTACTATCTTAGATCAAAAGCGTGGTGATTTCTGTTATCACGTAATTCATAAAGAATCTAAAACAGAGTTAGTTTATAGACGTATGGTAGAAAGCCCATGGATTGTATCACGCTATGCAAAAGTAGCTGGTGAGATTTATGGTCGTGGTCCATTGATTACTGCATTGCCAGACATCAAGACGCTCAATAAAACATTAGAACTATTACTTAAAAATGCATCATTAGCTATTGCTGGTGTATATACCGCAGCAGATGATGGCGTATTAAATCCTAACACAGTGAAGATTATACCTGGTGCTATTATTCCTGTTGCAAGGAATGGCGGTCCACAAGGTGAATCATTGAAACCATTGCCAAGAGCTGGTGACTTTAATGTATCTCAAATCATTATGAATGATTTACGCATGAGCATTAAGCGTATTTTATTAGATGAGTCTTTACCACCAGACAACATGTCAGCACGTTCAGCTACGGAAGTGGTAGAGCGAATGAAAGAGTTATCACAAAATCTAGGATCAGCTTTTGGCAGACTGATTAATGAAACTATGATACCATTAGTTACTAAGATTTTAAGAGTAATGGATGAGCGCGGTCTTATTGATCTACCTCTTAAAGTCAATGGTCTTGAAATTAAAGTGTCAGCAGTTGCACCATTAGCTATGGCTCAAAGCATGGAAGATGTACAGAACGTATTGCAGTTTGCACAGATCGTTCAAGGTGCTGGACCACAAGCTCAGATGACATTGAAAACAGATGCTATGATGGACTTCATTGCTGAGAAGTTAGGTATCCCACAAAAGATACGTAACACTCAAGAAGAACGTATGATGATGACTCAACAAATGGCTGAAGCTGCACAACAAGTAGCTCAACAAAATCCAGAAGCAGTACCTGGTATGGTAGAAGCTGCAACTAAGGGGATGATGTAATGGCTGGATGGGAAGATTTAGATCAAGCACTTCCGTTAGATGTAAGAGATGTAGCACAAGCAAGAGAAGATTTAGATAGATTAGCATTAAGAGTTTTTGGTAGTGATGACGGACAAAAGTTATTAGCATGGTTACGTCAAACAGTTTTAGAGCAACCAGTTGCTTTGCCTGGTAGCGACTCAAGTTATGCGTACTATCGTGAAGGTCAAAATAGTATTGTGAGAGATATTGAAGCAAAGTTAATTAGAGCAAGGAAAATGTAATGATAGACGACAACATCGAGCCTAGTGGTAATGAGGAAGCATCTCAAGAAACTGGCCTACTCGACAGTGCATCAGTTGAAACAGAAGCAGTAGAATCAAATCCGCAAAAAACAGAAATATCACATCTTGAAGCATCAGATGAAGATGATGATAGTCCTTTAGAACGACCCGATTGGTGGCCAGAGAATTTCTGGAAAAAAGATGAAGCAGAGCCAGACTTACAGGCTATGGCTAAATCTTGGGGCGATCTAAGAAAACAAATCTCACAAGGCAAACATAAGGCACCAGCAGATGGTAACTATGATGTAGCCGCATTTAAAGATATTCCAGCAGAAGATCCCGTACGAAATCACGTACTATCTTGGGCTAAAGAATATGGTGTAAGTCAAGCAGCTTTAGATACTTTAGTGGGTAAAGTTGTTGAGATGGGATTTGAAGCTAATCAAACTAGCTCTGTTAATTTAGCAGAAGAAAAGAAAGCACTTGGTCCTAATGCCGATGCCCGTATTAATGGCATGGTTAAGTGGGCTAGTGGTTTAGTTAATAAAGGTATTTGGGGTAAAGATGACTTTGAGGAGTTTAAATACATGGGTGGTACTGCAAAAGGTATCGCTGCATTAGAGAAACTTCGTGGTGCTTATGAAGGTCGTGTACCTACAGATAGCGCTCCAGTTCAAGGTGCTGTATCCAAAGAAGAACTCTATGCTATGGTCGGAGATCCTAAGTATCAAACAGATCCTGGCTTTAGAAAGAAAGTAGAAAGAATGTTTGAATCTAATTTTGGTTCATAGTAAGACTCCGTAGTTCGCGTTTGACCCACTTCGGTGGGAACCCTTCACACAAGTCGTCTTGTCGTTTGGCTATCGTAAATAGCAAGCACTGGCCCAGGTTTTGTCTGGCTAACCAAAGCGATAAACTTTATTTTTATCAATTCTAGGAGAATTAACATGGCTATTGGATTATCTAATGCTTTTGTAACGCTCTTTGATGCCGAAGTTAAACAGGCTTACCAAGGTAAGGCTAAATTAGTTGGTGCAGTTCGCCAAAGACGCGGTGTTGAAGGCTCAGTAGTAAAATTTCCTAAAGTAGGCAGAGGCGTTGCTACTTTAAGAATCCCACAAACAGATGTATCACCATTGAATGCTGGCTGGAGTCAAGTAACTGCTACTTTAGCAGACTGGAATGCAGCAGAATATTCTGACATCTTTATGCAACAAAAAGTAAACTTTGACGAAAGACAAGAGTTAGTACAATTAGTATCTAACGCTATCGGTCGTAGACAAGATCAAATGATTATTGATGCGCTTGTAAACTCATCAACATCATTAACAGTGTCTAACGATATCGGTGGTTCAGACACTAACCTAAGCGTAGCAAAACTACGTGAAGCTAAACGTCTATTAGACAAAAACAACGTACCACCAGAAGGTCGTCACATTGTTCTTCATGGTAACAGCTTGGCTTCATTACTTTCAGAAACAGCAGTAACTTCTTCTGACTTTAATACAGTTAAAGCTCTCGTAGCTGGTGAATTAAATACTTTCTTAGGCTTTACATTCCATTTATTGGGTGATCGCTCAGAAGGTGGTTTACCAATTGATGGTTCTTTAGATCGTAAAGTTTTTGCTTTCCATAAAGACGCTGTTGGTTACGCAGAAGGTATCGCTCCTCGCACAGAAATCAATTACATTCCAGAAAAAACTTCATTCCTTGTGAATGCTGTATTCTCTGCGACTGCAACTGCTATCGATGCTGAGGGTATTGTTCAACTCACATGCCGCGAATCAGCATAATTTAAGGAGATTAAAACATGGCTTATTCATCAACTGGTTTAAACTCTGCTGGCGGTCAATCAAAAGCTGGTAATGCTCCACAAATTTGGACATATACTAGTGCTGATGCAATCGCTACAGTAAACACAGCTGCTTACTTTAATGATGCTTCTTCACTTTTAAAAGTGGGCGACATCATTTTTGTTTACGATTCAGCAACTCCTACAATGAGCATTGTATTTGTATTATCAAATGCATCTGGCGTTGTAGACGTATCTGATGGTTTAACAGTAACAGCAACAGATACAGATTAATAGTCTGTATTGCAGTAAGTAACTTGGGTAGGGCGGGTGTTTTGCACTCGCCTTATTCTTACATTTGGAGATAGAGTATGGCAGCTGGAGATTCAGCATTATCAGTTTGTTCTGATTCACTATTAATGTTAGGTGCTAAACCTATTGCGTCTTTTACCGAAGGCACAGATGAAGCGTCTATATGCGATAGACTATATCCAGATATTAGAGACCAAGCATTATCAACATATCCATGGTCTTTTTCATTTAAGAAAGTTCAATGTGCTAGACTGGTCACTACACCAGTTACCGAATACAAATACGAATATCAACTACCTTCTGATCGCATAAACTCACCAAGAGCAGTCTATGATGCTAATGAAGTAGGATCTCCTGTACGCAATGCATACAGAATCATGGGAGATAAAGTGCTAACAGATTATGAAGAAGTATGGGTAGATTATCAATACTCAGTACCAGAATCATCAATGCCAACATATTTTGTTCAACTGCTTAAATATATACTTGCATGGCATTTATCTGTGCCTATTACAGATCAAACAGAAAAGGCTGGATATTGGCAAACTGTTGCTGTAGGTACACCAGGAGAAAATGGTCGTGGTGGCTACATGAGACAAGCTATGAATATTGATGGCCAAGGACAACCAGTAAACGCTATACAAGACTTCTCATTAATTAATGTGAGATACTAATGGCTCGTTTTGTAACCATTCAAACTAACTTTACTGCGGGTGAAATAGATCCACTATTACGCTCACGTATAGATATTAAATCATATGAGAATGGTTTAGAGACTGCTCAGAATGTATTATGCCAACCACAAGGTGGCATTACTAGACGCAGTGGCTTACGTTATATCAATGCATTGCCAAATTCAGGCACAGAATCTGCTGCCAATGGTGTGCGATTAGTAGCCTTTGAGTTCTCAACATCAGATAGTTATATGCTTGCATTTACACATAATCGTATGCATGTATATAAGAATGGCGCATTAATTACAAACATCAATGGATCTGGCAATAGTTATCTTGATACATCAGGCGTATCATTATCATCAGCTAGATTAGCTAATATGTGCTGGACACAATCTGCTGACACACTTATTGTTGT